CAAAGTTTAAAATGTTTATTACTTCTTGTGATTGTTTTTTATTAAGAGATCTTGATCCGATAAAATCTGTTTGTATATAAGATTCATCCCCCCCAATAAATTGCACCATTACAAAATTTTGTAATTGATTTAACAAGGGTTGCATATTTTTATCCTCCTCATCCGTAAAATATATTTCACTGTATAAACTATCTATCATTTCTAAACCTAAAAGGCTTCTGAAACTGTTTACTAGATGAATTTTATTTTTGAAAAAAAATGAATTATATGCATCTATAACGTGCACATTGTTAAATTTATTTAAAAATACAGTATTATCTTTCCAAGGGTATAAATCATAATCATAAGCAAAATTTACATTTGGATGATTGGTAAAAACTTGAGGCCATGAGGACATAATAGTGATATTATTTAATTCACTTAAACAACTTGTAAAACAAATATTTTTACCTATCCCTCCGTCTAAAACATAGAGGTCTTCTTTCATGCTCCTAAAATTTTTCTTTTATCATACTTGTATTCTTTATATTCCCCCTCTTGATCTACATAATGTAAAAACACAGTTATAAAATGATCGTGAGTGCATATTTCTCTCCAATGAATTTTATCCATTCCTTTAAATATGATAGCGTTATTAGGAACCATGGGAAATTTATAATCTATTCTATATCTATTAAAGTTGCCTTCTGAATCATAATATTTGTAATCTGAATTTTCGTCTTTCTCTCCAATAAATATTTCATAGGGAGTATCTATAGGATCAGCTCCTAAACACAATGCTACGGTATACTCACAAGACTCTCTATCTGTGTGTATTTTTAGATCTGAACCTCTATCGTAAATTCTAAAATAAGAGTAGGTTGGCCATAATTTTTTGCCAACATTTTGCTCCACGACTGAGGTGCTCATATCCATCAATGTCTCCATCAAATAATCACCATGCTCTCTTACTAAAGAGTCTGTCTGCTCGTCATAATTAAATTTTTTTTGATTAGAAAATTTTATAATCGAATACGAACAAGTTAAGTTTAAAATTTGCTTAGGTAAAAATTCTTTTATAAAAATAGGCTCCACTACACCACCCACCCTATTAAAGCGTATCGTGTGCCTTTTGTAATTTTATTAACTTGGTGAGGAAACATAAAATTAGACGGAAAAACAACCGCATCACCAACATTCTGCGGAACCACATGGTGTCCGGAGGACAAGTCAAAAACAAACTCTCCACCTTCATATTCATTATTTAAACAAATAGAAATAGACAAGTGTCTTTCTGTGACTGTGGCACCAAAATCCATGTGAAATTTATAACCTGCTTGATGATTATTTTTTTCATATTTTAGAATATCTAATTGAGATATGTTTTCTATATCGAGCGAATGTTCTTTTTTATAGTGACTTACACAATCATGTATCTTTTCTTTTACTGCGTTTAAACAAATTACCTCACCAAATGTTTTGGTGTCTAAAATACTTCTCGATAGACAATTTCTTGTATCTTTGTCCACACCTCCCACGGTTCTTGCGTCCTCATAATCATTGTCAAAATAAGAGATAATTTTTTTACAAAAAGTTTGGGGTATTAGTTTTTTAATTTCTAATATGTATTCTTTCATTTTTTATTTATACACAAAATTACTTAGTAAGTAATACTGTGTGCAGCAAGATAATCTGTTCTCGCTGTGTCGGCGGCTGTAGTTGCAGATGTTACTGCTGCTGAATCATCCTCTGCCCCCGCATCTGAATGAGCACTATAAGTTGAGTTATATGTGGACGACCAAGTATTTTGAGCTTCTGCTCTTATAACAACATTTGTGGCCCATTGAGGGAAAGAAGAAATAGACTCATTATCTCTTGTATCAGTAAACTCAATCGTGCCTGTGTTCGTTGTAGCATCCCACTGCAAAGCATGAATACTGCTATCAATTTCTGTGTGAGATCTTATATTTAGTTGAATATTGTCATCTAGGTATACATCTGACTCAGTATTTCCAGTGCCTTTAGCTGGGCCATCTCCTGTTAAAGATCCACCAGCATCAAAAATTATTGTAATTCTACTTTGAACTGTTGTGTTGTTTACGGTTGTTGCCATTTTTTTTTACCTTTTTAGTTGTAGCCTTTTTGGGCTTCTTATTTACTTTTACCTTATTATTACTTAGTTGTAAAATAGTTTTATCCTCTTTTGAGGGGTCTTGTTGATCTATAGCCTCTTGATGTTGTCCGATCATTTCAAATATGGAACTAGCCACTCCCATAGCTTTTTGTGCATCTCCACTGTGAGCTAATACTTTAGTCATAACACTGTTTGATCTTACCATTTCATTTCTAAATGATTCTGTGGCTGCACTTGTCTTCATAATTTGTTGTGAATTTTCGACTAATAACAAAGGGATCCACGCTATGGAACAGCCCCACTCTTGAACATCTAATCCTGTTTGAGGATGTTTACCTTGCAGCATGTTGTACCAAACACATCTATGTTTTATGCACTTCTTTTTTAGGAGAGGGCACTGACCATCTGGGTCAAATATTGGCATTAATCTTTAGCTGCGATAATTACGTTAGCGAATTTAAGATCCATGCCTGGTATTGAAAAGCTAGAGCTCCCTGTAGTCGCAGAAGTAAGGGTTCCGCTGAATGGGTGAGTATGACTACCGCCACCACCAGCAGAGTTTGTAGTAGCATCAACTCTATTCGCTTGGTTACCAGGACCACAGGTTCTAAAATCATATGAAGCGCCTTGGTTACCGGGAGAAACGTTCGCTTGATATGGATGACTGTGTGATGCTAATTCAGGAGTTGATAAAGTGTGGCCTCCCACTGTTCCACTCACTGATCCTGAAACAGTTAAACTTTTTGACTCTGTTGTTCTTGAACTACCAAATGTTGTTTGGAAAGTATCACTACCACCTGTACCTCCGCCGGTTCCAACTACAACACGCATGGCCGCATTGGCTAATTCTGTAGCTGTGTCCTGAGTCCAACCTGTCGGTGCAGAAGCCTGAAAGAAAACTTGTTTAGTCCCTGAAGGAAAAGGGTCAACGCCTGTTAAGTTCGATCCATCACCTGTGTAAGTTGTAGCAGATACCGCACCATTGGTTCTTAAAATAATGTTGCCACCCCCGCTTGTTACATCTCCTTTGAAAGTTGTTGCACCTAATTTGTCAACTGCATTAAACATTTTAAAATTAGCAGAACCATCATTATAAACATGTGAGTATGCCCCTTGTGCTATCTGAATACCGTTTGCTGTATGACCTGTAGCAGCGATAGTTAAAGTTTGTGAACCTGTTGTGTTATTGAAGAAAACATATTCACCTTCTACAGCAGGCACTAATACTTTGATATCACCTGTAAGTGCACCGGTTAACTCGATAACTTTATTAGCGGACTCAGTGCTTGGGTCAGCGTCGGCTGTAGTGAGCGTAACATCTGCTGAACCAGCAACGGATTTTGATAGATATCCTCCACCAAAAGCATCAACCACGTCTAAGTTATTATTAGTTCTTGTACCCCAGGTGTTGGCGTTTGCGCCAGTTTCCATTTTTTCGAGTTTGAATCTAGATGTAAATGTACTTGCCATGTTTATACCTCTCTAAAATATATCTTTTTTTGTTATTCTAGCAACACTTTTTATGCTGCATTAACCTCTGTCCAAGTGTTACTTGCTCCTGTTACGACATTTGCCCAAGGTGTACTGAATGTATCGCTTACGTCTATGGACATGCTTAGTCCAGTAATATCAACCACTGCTGTGCCTGTGGCTGTTTCTGTGCCTTCAGCAAATGTTAACGCTACGGTGGAGACACTTACAATAACACCAGTTCCCACTTCAACAGTCTCAGTTCCTAACGTAAAGCTGCTAGATAAACTACCAAGAGTTACTAAGGCATCTGCCTCTGCTACGGCGGTTCCAAGCGATGTTGTTGCAGAAACACCAACGGGATCTACTTGCGTAAAGATATCTATTACAGGTGTTCCTATTGCAAAATCTAACTGATCAGAAGGGGCTATAACATCTATATTACCTTCACCTGTTATTCCAGAAGCACCTGATAAAGCTGCTCCCATCGTTAAAGCAGTCGGATTTACTAGAGCAGTTGCCTCTGAAACCTCCAACGCACCGGCTGCCGAGGTCATAGATAGACCAGTCACAGAGACTATTACACCGGTGCCAACTGATTGAGTTGTTGTGCCTAATGATGTGGACATTGAGAGTCCACTTACGTTAGTAATAAATTCTATATTCTCGTTCCAGGCAAAAGATCCCCACGATCCTCTGCCCCATCCTGCATCTACAGTTCCTGATCCTGCTTCATCACCAACGGCAAAAGATACAGATAAGCTTCCTAAAACGACCCCTGCTCCCTCTTCAATAGCTAACGCACCAGATAATTGTGTTTCAAATGATACACCAGTAGGTGATATTACGTGTTCTGGTTCAGCTGTAGGAGTGCCTAAAGTAGATGTAAGTGTGACTGGAGAAGGCGGTACAGAAACATCAGCAGTCGCTGACGCTGTGCCTAACGCTATTGTTGACGAAACACCTGTAAGGGTTACAGTGACAGAGCTCTGTTGCCCCCAAAAGCCTTGCCCCCACGTGCCCTCATTCCAAGCATCTGCCATGGTAATGACCTCCTATATTAAGATAGTCTTAATATAGCACTTGAAGCATCGTTAGTTGGGAATGCGATTGTGAATGTACCGTTTGTTGATGTCTTTACACTACCAAAATCTAAAACTGCAATAGCTGCATTTGTATTACTTGATGATCTATTATAAATCAAAGCTGCTTGAGCAGAAATTGTTGCTGAAGTAAAACTTACGTTTGCAAAATCAACAAATGCTGTTGATGCTGTTGCGCTTGTTTTGGTTAAGCCAATGGTTGCACTTGTTAAAGTTGCCCCACCACTAGCATAGGTTCCTGAGTTTCCAACTTCATTGGTAGCTGAAAACGCTGTTGTGTTTCCATTTAATGTTGCAGAGCTAGTGTAGAGAGCAAGATTAATTGTATCATTGTCGATATCATGATCTCCCGCTAGCAACTCCTGTTTAAAGGATGCACAGACTGCTTGGTTTATTGTCATAATTTATGCCCTCCTTAGGCTTTTGGGTCTGCTGACGGTAAAGGTACTCTCAGTACACCATCAGTATACTCATCTCTTCGTTTACGTCCCATTTGCTCATTAGCAAAAGCCTGAAGAGCTGTTTGGAACTTCTGTGTGTATAATTGCATATCTTGTGTATTTTTCAAGTATGAATACGCTTCTGACACTACACCGTAAAGCAAAACTTCTGGTGCATTATTAGAAACAAAAGTTGTCGTAGATGTTGAACCTGAACCATTACCCAATCTTTCTGGAGTCTCAGAGTACCATAGCTCTACTGTATAAGCTGCATTTGGAGTAGGTGCCACTATTAATGTACTAGAGTCCCAATTAGCCCAATACTTAGGTTCACCATTAAAACTTGTATTTGATGTAGATCTTTGAACTGCAAATTCATCAATAAATGTTGTGTCCACTTGCTCTAACCACTCTATTGTACCGTCAGATTTGTGCAGTTGTAAACCTCTTGCAAATCTAAAACCGCCCTCAGGGCCCGATACATCTAGAAAGGAATTATTAGCTATAAATGCTGATGTGGCATATCTTCTTTGTGAATCTGAATCTAAAAGTCTATCTATTTGATTCTCTATGTTTGTAATAAAAACATTAACTACAGAGTTAGATAATACATCGGATGTAACCTCTGTATAATTTCTAACATTATCTAAAAGTTCAGAATAATTCATGATATCACCACAGTCACTGTACCAATACTTGATCCAATTAGCAACTCTGTGCTTTGGGTAGACGGCACCATACCGTCTGATTCAAAAGCTGAATCACCTGGAGCACCGACAAAAACAGTAACGGGTTCTTGTCTTGCTGGTCTAGGGTCTCTTAATGCTATTGCGTCTGCTGGATGATGACCTGGATCTAATTGTGGGTGTTTAGGTTCAAAACAGTCAGGACATGTAAAAAGTCCATTCCATTCTTGTCTTAGTTGTAAGTATTTATATTGTTGTCCGCATCTATCACATAAAGCTATAGCACGATTACCATTTGCAAAGGTCATGTTTTACCCCACGTAAAAACTTCTAGGCACAATATTTACAGATGTTGATTGACTATCCTCTGTTAATGCTCTTTGTAATTCTGCCTCATATCTTCTTTCTAACTCTTGTGATCTTTCTGGTGCTATCTCTTGTCCAAGATAGTAAGCTAATCCTGCTACAGTGCATGGTAAAAATCTAAAAGGTGCGTCTGGCTCATTTGTGTAAGCACCCACGTCTTCTATTCTACCAACATAAAAATAATTTATTTGTGTGTCTGTTTCATTAGGTGTTTGATAGAGATTTATTTCAACGTTTGATAAATTTCTCTGTACAAAGTATTGACTTGGTTGTCCTTGTTCAAATTTATTAGGTACGTTCTCATATTCAGATCTAGATATCTTTGTCATGCTAGTATCTGTTGTTGTATTACCACTAATCTTTCTAAAAACTAATTCTAAAACGTCTGATGCATCAGACGGAGCAGTGTACGTGGTAGCT